GGGGGGGATAGGGTAGGGAGTTTTTTTCTTTTTTTGAGTTCAATGCTAATTATTTAACATTAATTAGCATTTAACTCAAAAAAAGAAAAAAACTTATGCTCTCATCTGTTGGTATTGACACCATCAGTGAAAAAATAATTTCCATTTGAATAAAAAAAGACCCCATTTAGCGTCTATTGTTATACAAAATAAAATAAAAAAAGACCCCATTTAGCGTCTATTGTTATTCATATTATATTATATCTAATCCTATTACTATTGACATCTTATATTGTATAATCTACCATTTTAAATATTCTAATTCTCCGTCCCATTTCTTTAAACTTTTTTTCTTACGAGTATCTTTATTATATAATTGTAATAATTCCCAACCGCTAATATAATATGTTATACCAGCATTTTTTCTAAAATTGCTTGCTGCTTCTTGTATATTCTCAAAATCATCTATTTCCAAATTAAGTTCTCCATCTTCATCGCATTCATTAAGACATCCTCCAAAACCCTTGTAATAGTAACGGACAACTCCTTTATGTTTTGCTATAAACATACTTCCTTTTTCTATTAATTCCCATCTTTGTTCGGGTGTAGTTTTTTTATAATTAGTTATTTGTTTTTTTGTTGGTTTGACTTGTTTAGTTTTATTGCTATTAATTAATTCATTAACTTCATCAGCATAACAATCTGCTAAATAAACCATAATGTCATTATCATCATCAATAGATTTTAATTCTGCTAATTTGTCTTGAAGTTGTAAGTTTTCATCTTGTAATTTTTTTATAGTATCTTCGTTTCTATTAATATCTGTCTCTAATTTATCTATAATATGGGTTTTATACTTTTTCGCATTTGTTTCCAATAACTTTTTTTGTCTCAATTCTTCTAATTGTTTTAATAGTTTCTGTTCTTCTTCAAAATAGTTATTCATTTTGGTTTCTGTATCGTATATATTTAATTACAAACTAACAAAAAAATAATTTCAATTTTTTTTATAATTAAAAATCATTTTTGATAATAGTTAAATAAAGCATAAATAAAATTGATTTTTTTATTGAAATAAAAAATTGAAATTATTTTAGCGTAATACAATATCATATATATCCTACAGATTATTAGAATGTCATTTCAAAAAGGCGGTCAAAGAAGAACAATTCAAACTAATTGCGGTTGGATATGCGTAGGTCACCCGACAGAAGTTAATAAAAAGTTTTTAATACATAAACGATATTGTAAAGATTGTAGTAATAATATTTCAGTATTACCTGAGTATAATAGAGAAGAAGGATTGATAAACGGTTGGAAAGGTCTTAATGGTAATTTAGAACAAACGAATAAGATAATGACAACCGTTTTTGTTAATGGGGTAAGAAAAGATATATTAGTTGAAGGAGTTAGTAATATTGAAGATAGTATGAAAGATGTAAAGTTATTATTATCATTAACCGAAGAAGAGATAAAAGAATTACAGGAAACGCCAGTATTAACAAAGTCTAAACAAAAAAGACAAAAGCAAAAGGCAAAGAAAGAAAGAGAAAAAAAAGCAGAATTAACTGAAGATGAAACACTAAGAGCACTATTTATAATTAGTAACAATCTAACAAAAGATATGGCGTTATATACTATGAAGACACTTCACCCTCATATTTACGATGTAGTTAATAAAGATTGGGATAAGTATTATAATTTATACCTAAAAAGTGATAAGGATTGGGATAAGTTAAAGCGAATTTAGTTTGTATATTAGATATTAGATAATTATGCGCATAAATAAAATTGAATTATTATTAAAATAAAAAATTGAAATTATTTTTTCATAATAAATAATCATATATTCGGTATTATAAGATGTCTCCAAACAACACTAAAACATTAAAAGAAGAAATTATTGACAATAATATTTATGAAATATTAAAAAACTATAATTGGAATAAACCATTAAGCGACGAATTGAAAGAAGAATTCTCATTAATATATAGTGGAACGAGTGGTTGTTCTTTAAAGTTTTATATGAATAATAGAATTTATACTTATCTTATGAAAGAATGTATATTAGGAAACCAAGATGTAGATTATGATTTACCAGATTTTATAGACTGGCAAGAATTAACTTCTTATTCTATGGAAAGCGACAACGAAGATGAAACCATTTATGATTATATAATTAAGACTTACGATAATAACAGAGTATTTATTGATTTATTTGAATATCATAATAATAAATTCTGGACTAATGTTAATATAAATGAAGCAATAGAAGCATTTGCGGTTGCTATACAAAAGGACGACTTAGGTGTAGTAGAATTTATTAAAATTAATATAAACGGCAACGACGAAACCAGAGAAACTATTATTGATAAATGGGAAAAAGACGAATAGAATATATTAGATATTATAATAATTATATTATTTCGTTCATTTAGCAATATAAATATATTATCTTATGTTATATTATAATGAGTGAAAAAGTAGAAACTACTGACTTAGATAGAGAATTAATTGAAAAAGCGAATGAATATAAAGAGCGTTTTATGAGTGATATGGTTAAATATAGGGAAATCTATTTAGAAGATGAAACGAACGATTACCCTTTTTTTTTATATCTTGCGTCTATAATGAACTTTGCTGAATATCATCATAACGGTTGTTTAACTGAATGGGGGATGAAATCATTAGAACTTGACATATCACCTTATATTAGACAGATACAAACTGGAGAACCAAAGTTAAGTCAAAAGGATTTGGTAAGATTTTTATTGAACCTATTGAATTCCTATGCGTCATCATTTTTAGCAAAGGGACTTTTTGAATTTAGTAAGGAAGAACCAAAAGCGTTTTTTCTATTAAACGATTTTCCTACTCTTGTTAGAGAAGATTTTGAAAAACTTAATGAAAAAGCGGAAAAAGTAATACCGAAACTTAAACAAGTATTAGATACTTATACTCCTATGTTAGAAGGTAAATACAAAAAAGTATTTTTGGAAGAAAAAACTAAGGGTTTTTACAAACCTATTTTTGACCCTAATGCTCTTAAGATTACAACAAATAGATTTCCTACTGAATTAGCGAATGCGAGAGAATGTAAGTAATTTATGTATATCATTATATAATAAATCAACCATTAATGTTCCATCTAAATCATTTAAATAATGTAATAACTTATTTTTTCTATATTCAGTAGTTCTTAATTGCTTTCCTTTATATTCTGGTCCTTTTCCGTTTTCTATAAATGCTAATATATTGGTTAATATTAATTTATGATTATTTGATTGTAAATTGTAAAAATCTAAAAATTGATTATTCATATATATATACTTTTAAAAAAAAATACAGCAAAACAACTAATAATTCTACTTTTTTGCTTTACTTTTCCAAAAAGTAGAATTACCATAATAATCTTGAAACAACATATCCTTTTCTACCCATTTCAATATCTTTTTGATGCCGTATATGGTATAATTGCCTTCTTTTTTCAGCAGTTCCCTTTGGAACAATACCATTTTTTTCATCTTCTAAATACATATGATAATCCATATATTTACTATCACCAGCATAAAAAAGAAAATTACCAGTTTTTTTATCATAAACTTCCAGTTTTTTATCTGGATTATCGCTTGGAAATATTCGTAAATTCATTTCGTTTGCTATTTGATATGTTTTATCACTAATGTTATACATTCTATATACTAACAAATTATTTTATAAAAGTTTTCGGTATTATATGAATATCTGTCTTGTTAGTATAATCTTTTCTAAATACTATATAGTAATAAGTTCCAAACCACCAGTTCGTATTCAAAATAGTAATAGCACTTACAGTATAACCTTGTTTTGCTAATTTTGTTAGTCTATACGGAGTTAAAGCATTAAATCCAGTTGCGTTTATTAGAAAACCTAAAGTATTTAAATTTTTGTAGTTTAAAGTAAAATAATCTAAGAAAAAAAATATAGCGTTCTTATATACCATTTCTCCTTTCTTATTTGGTATAAGACATTTAAAAGGTGGATTACTAATAATACAAGTTATTAAATCCTTATCTTCAAAATCAAAAATATTTTTACCCTCTTCAATCTCGCAATAATATTTTTTGTTAGTATCTATTAAATTATAAAGACTTTTTTGACCCGCAAATGGTTCAAGCACTACCGCATCTTTATCAATTGGATTAAGTTTCAGTATTTCTTCCCAAACATCTTTTCTTGTTTGTATCTCCTCATAAGATAATGTATTCATATATATTATATATTATCATATTTTTATTTGTTAGTTTAAATTTATTTAAAAAGACTTTCCAAAAATATAAGTAGTTCTGGATAATCTTGATAATATAAACGACCAGTCTTTGTTAGTTTATCTTTATAGCAACTGAATTGACTTGCTTTAATTTTTTCCTTGACATTCTTAATTCTTTTTTTTAATAATTTTACATTAGCATAAGAAGTAGGAGGATAATATTTGTATGACTTATTATTAATTATAATAGTTTCCATTATACTTAATAATAATATAATATCTTTATATAGATTTAGAGACTAATATACTTTTTACCAGCATTAGCACCTAATTCACTATCATTATACATTTCTGCTAAAAGGTCTTGATTACCAATTTCATCTACTACGCCCATTCCAACTTTACCGCCTTTTTTGTATCCCGATTTACATTTAGGACACCGTAAAGCATCTCTATAAGACATTCCGTTTTTAGAAGCATATTCTTTGACATATGTAATCCAAGGGTTCGCCATCTTATTATTACCTAATATTTTATTTTTACTTAATAAACCTTTTCCGTTTTTTTGTTCTTCTAAAAAACTACTTTCTTTATCTAAATTTTTACCTAAATTTTCTAAAAAACTACTTTTTTTACCTAAATTTTTACTTTGTTTGAATTTTGAATTTTTAATACCTAATCCTCCTATTTCTATTTCATCAACATCTACTGGCGCCAAATATGGAATTCCAGTAATTTCAATATATTTATTATTTAATTCATCTAATTTTTCATTTATTTTTACTACTTTATTTTCTTTTAGTCTAATTTGTAATTTTAATCTTGTATATTCTTTGCCTTTTCTATCTTCTATATCAAAATCAAGTAATCTTGTTTTTAGTATATCAATTTCATCTAATAAAATATTTTTTTCATTTATTTTTTCGTCTAATCTAACTGTCAATTGTTGTATAACTAATGTATTAGGTTGATTAACTACTTCTGGTATAATTTGATTATTAATGGGAGTAGGATTACTAACAATAATTTCGTCTGGATTTAAAGAAATAGGATTTACTTTATTTTTACTAATATAAGAACCTTTACCTTTTTTTAATGGGACGCCAGCATCTATCATATTTAAAAGTTTAATTTGCTTTTTAGCGTTTTCTAATGTAGTTCCGTAAGAATGAACTTCTTTTGTTTTAGTATTATACACTCTGTATAAGTTTTGGTTAGGCAACTTTCTAAAGTTATAAGGCATATTATATATAACTTTAGAATTATTTTTCGTCTAAACTACTATTTTGTTTATGAGTTAATTCAAATTCCCGTTCTCTTTCTTCTAAATCAACATCTCTTTTTACTTTAAGACAACATAATTCAAACTCTTTACACTTACTCTTATACGCCATAGATGCTAATTTAATAATCATACCAGTAATAGTGGTGACAAAAGCAACCCAGAACACCTCGCTTAACATTATATTATATCTTTTTATAAAAAATAATAATAAACAAACATAACTTTTATTATTATGAAAATACTTACGGAAGAAGAATTACAACAAAGACTTCTAAATATGGAATATTATATGTTTTTATTTTTTCTAAATTATGAAGGATATTGACCCGTCTGTTGGATATACATCAATAACAACTGATTACAACTATTATCATAATCAACTTTAGCATCATTCATTCTCTGGCGACTTCTATCAATCGCATCTTTTTGTTGAACCATTTGTTGAACTACATTATCCATATCACCAGTTAAAATTGGGATTGAATAAATTTTTGAGTTAATAGTTACAGATACTGGCGCTGGCATATACTCTTAACAAAGATTTTAATTTTTTGTCAAAAACTTAATTATTTTGGTTATACTTTTCTTAAAGGTATAGTATTTTACTAAATTAAATTAGTCCTTGTAAGAGTAACTACCAAATTAAAATTTGTAGAAAAATTTGTATCACCAGCGCACCAAAGACGCATATTAAATGGAACACTTCCACTTCCAGTTCCAGATAAAGCAGACAAATCTATTAAATCAGTCCAATTAAAGTTTTGAAAATTATTCCAAGAACCATTATTATAGGTTGATGGATTTTGCCATTTAGCATATGGAGTAACATCATTATATGCTAATGGTAAATAAACATTACTATTTTGGTCTTCAAAAGCAATATAAAAGGCAAGACCTTTATCAGCAAGATTAGAACTATTATAGCAATTCAAAGCAACCTCAATTTTCCAATATGAAGAAAAATAACCACTTTGAGGAGTATCACTTACAAACTGATAAGGCAAAGCAAAATTAGTTGTATAAACATTTTCGAAAGTTTGAGGAGACCCACCACCTAAATTGTAAGTAAATGTATCAACTCTTTCTCTTGTAAAGCAAATAGGCATAGCGTAACTATAAGAATTGATGTTGGGAGCATCTAAATTAATATTACCTAATGCTGAACTAACAAGACTAAGATTATCTTCAGCAGTTAAAGTAATACTTTTTGTAACAGAAGTTAAACTAATATCATCGGTAATATTCGCAGTTAATCCAGTATCCCCAGTTATTGTAAATGCTGTTCCAGTATTTGTATTAATATTCATTCCAAATAGCGTAGATGGATTACTTCCAATTTTCACTTCGCTATGAGTTAGTGGTGGAGAAGGTGTATTATTATAATCTTGGAGTTGTATAGCGTCATTAAAGTTACAAGTTGTTCCATCTGTAGGAATAGTTAATGCTCCTAAACCAGTAGGTAAATAACATAATCTCGCTATAGTAATAACATTTCCGGTATTTACATCAGTTATGTCTAAAGGCGTTATAATAGTTTCTACGGCAGTTGTTAGTATATCTCTTTTTAAAGATAAACCAGTTGAACCAATACTAATTATTTTATCTACTGAATTGTCTAATTTATCTACATATTGAATTGCGTTTTGACTAATTGTATTTTCTACAATATTGTAAATTGTATTTTGTTGAAGAACAGACATTATATTATATATTTATAAAAAAAATCTTTACAAACTAACAAATTCTACCGCCAGTATATGGATTTGGATATTCTTTTTTCATTTTTTCAACCCATTCTTCAACTTTATAACGATGTATTGATTGATTTTGTTTATAAGTAAGATTACCATCAATATAAACTGGAAATCTTGCTCTATATGTAAGAACATTATTTCTATCTTTGCGAATTGTCTCGTAAATACAATTTGATTTACTAACAACATTTCTTGTATTTTCTTTTGGTGTAACCCATCTTAAATTTTCAATATTATTGTTAGTTCTATTTCCGTCAATATGGTCAATTTGGATTTTAGTTTCATCATCATTTGGAATAAAGTTTAAAGCAACTAATCTATGTAATCTATAATATTTTCTTTGATTATTTTTACATAAATTAATATAATAATAACCTTTTTTTGTTAAATTTGGTTTTAATATTTTGTTAGTGTAACAAGACCATATCTCACCATTTTTATTTATTTTATATAATCCTTCATAATCAATAATATCTATAAACTCTGTTAAATCCATAATATGTTATATAACGATAATATATTATCTTTAAATCATTTTATTTGTTAGTTTATATACCTTTTATGAAGTAAATATTTGTAGTATAATTGTTGCCTTTGTAGGACCACTTGCTGCTATTCCGCCTCCTCCTCCCGTTCGCTGTCCTACACCTACGCCCCCTTGAACTGTATAACCCGCATTTGCTATAGTCCCTCCTAAAGGAATTATAGGAGTTAAGGTAGGAGTTGCGGTTCCATTATTACCATTACTTCCAGTAATAGAAGTATTTGATGCTACAATTGTAGTCCCGGTTGGTTTATATATTCCAGTTGCGGAGGTTCCTGCTAAACCCGGAGTTGTTCCTAAAGCATTTGTTCCATTATTACCATTATATACTTGAACTAATTTATCAGCATTTAATCCATTTATACCTTTATACCAAATAACTCCTATTGAATTGGTTGAAGAAGCACCAGTTCCTTTTGTAAATCTATAACAATAACTTCTACCTGGTTCAATAGCATTATTTAAAAATCTCATATATAAACCTGCCCCGCCACTTCCACCCATATAAGAGGTCCCAGCGCCATTGTCCGTATTTGTTCCAGCATTACCGCCAAAACTAACCATAATTAAATTATATGAAGTCGCATTTACTGGCATTGTATAGGCAATTTGACTTACTGTATCAGCACTAACTTCAAAAGTAACCGTAGTATAAGCACCTCCTGCCCCAAGAGCAGATTGAACCCAAGAGGTAGTAGGAACATAGTTAGAATTATCGGTTCCTGGTGGTTGAGCGGCGTTAGATTGTAAAGAACCTATTGTTGTATTATTCCATAATTGAGTTCCAGTCCAAGTATTATTTAATGGTAATAGATTTACAGCGGCAGTTCCATTAGAAATAGCACTAATTTTACCATTAGCGTCAATAGTCATATTTGTTGCCGTATAAGTTCCGGCAGTTCCTCCGGTATAAGCGGTATTTTGAACTGTATTATCGTTATATCTTATTTGTCCTAACAATCCATCTATTTCTAAAGTTTGATTGTTAATAACTACATCGTCATTACAAGTTAAAACACCTTGAATATTAGTTTGTTGTAAATTTTCTGTCCCCTGAGCAACAGGGAACTTCAAGTATCGTAAATCTCCAGTAGCAGTAGTTAAACCAGTATCAGCAGAAATCCAATACAAATTATTAAAGGTTGATACATTTGGATTAGGGGGTTGATTAACAGACATATTATACTATAGTTTTAGAAAATAAAGTATAATAAATAACTTTTTTATATCTATATATTAATATGTCTAATAAACCAGAAATAATTGATTGGTATAAGAAGATGCCTAAAAAATACTTATTAAAGTCTCATAATCCTCATTACGATAGACACCATATAAAACTACCCTTTAGAATGATAATTGCCGGCAATAGTGGTAGTGGTAAAACTCAAACATTATTAAATTTACTTTACAATATACCTAATACTTTTGAGAAAATATTTATCGTAACCAAAAACAAAGATGAACCCTTATACAACTTCTTAGAAGATAAGTTAGGCGAAGATGGATTAAGTATTAAGGAAGGCATTAGCGAACTTCCAGATGTTGATAGTTTAGACAAAACCCAAAATAACCTTATTGTATTAGATGATTTAGTTAATGAACCGTCCAAACAACAAAGACCAATTTGCGATTACTTCATTAGAGCAAGAAAGAAGAATTGTAGTATCATATATATATCGCAGTCTTTTTATGCTGTTCCAAAATTAATTAGAGATAATATTTCGTATCTTATTATTAAGCAAGTCTCAAGTATGAAAAACCTTACTATGATATGTAGGGAATGTAGTTTAGGTATTGATAAGAAACAATTAAAAAAGATTTATGACGATGCTACGCAGTCTAAACAAGATTTTCTATTAATAGATTTAGAGGGTGATAAAGATGAGAGATTTAGAAAGAACTTTGATGAAATTTATGAAATTGATGAAGAGAAAGTATAATTCTACTTTTGAGAAAAGTAGAGCAAAAAAACAATATAAAATCTTAATCTTTTTTTTGCTATATTATTTACAATTACCTTAAATAATTGACAAATTTAAAGTATTTTACAAAAATAATTATCTTTTCGTATAATATATATGTCTAACTATACATTACCTCCAAGAAGTAAAGCGAGCGATTATATTAAGGGAAAACTAACCCAAGATGAACTTATTGCCTTACAAGTGTCTAATGATGCGAACATATCCGCAGCAAGAAAAGCAATTAAAATGGGCGAAATTCCGCAATTAACTCCAAGACAAACCTTATCTCCAGATGAACTATTAGCAGATGACGCCGCTCAAGAAGCAACCGCAAGAAGTAATTTAGAAAGAGTAGGATTTAGACCTCAAGAAGCATCGCAAATTATAACTGCTATTAGAAATGATGCTAATTTAAGTTTTGGTTCTTTTAATTCTAACTTTCCTGCTATAGAAGCGGATATTAAGGCAAGATTTAATGTTAAACTACTTACCCCAGCATTTTTTGTTGAATACTTAAAACAATATACTCAAGAACTATTAGCAAGTAGAGGATTAAATGTTGGAAACACCAGTAGAAGTATTAATGCTTTAATTAATTCTGTAGCAGAAATTAGACAAGTATTACCATCTCAAGACCAAATGAGAGAACTGAAATTTAGATTAATTAATATTAGTAAAAACGCAACAAATAGAAATCTTTTAAACCCTATTTTAGAAAGAATTGATTTATTAGGTCAAGCATTACCAAGTCAAACGGATTATGGTAGAATACAAAACCTTAATATTGCTGAAACGCAAAGAATTATACAAAGAATTAATACTATTACAACTGATTTACCAACAAGAGAACAAGTAGATAATTTAATACTACAAGTAGATAGAGGTGATAGAGAAATTATGACAAATTTAACTGCCTTGGCGGATAGTGTTCCTACTGATTTTAAACGCAAAATGGATAATGTAATGAAAGAAGTAAGAGATGTTGCTACTTTACAAGAACAAACTTTAGAAGAAATGGGTAAAATTCCAAGAGGTTCTAAAGCAAAAGAAAGCGAATGGGATGGAAGTTTGATATTAGATAAAGCAACTTGGTTTGGTTTAAATAAACCAGCAAAAGTAGATTTTCTTCGTAGTAGATTTCAAGCGGGAGATAATTTAGTTACTATACAGTCTATAGGTGAAATAAGGAAGCAAAGTCCAGAAGATTTAGATTATATATGGGATAAATGGTTTGAAGAGAATGCTGGTAGATTTATGGGAAAAGCAAGTCCATCTATTTCTGGTTCTCAATCTTCATTTGCTACTGGAACTACTGGGGAAAGTTCTTTATCAAGTTCTAAACAAGGTAGAGGAATAAAAGTTGGGCGAGGAATATCAGTAAAACAAACCCCATCTTACAAAGAGTATGGAAAATACGCAATCCATATACCTCAATTGGAACAACAAGACTTATTGAATGTCAAATATAAAAGTTTAGGACAAATTCCAAAGTTTAAACCAATTCCAGTAAGCGATGTATTTAGAGACTTTATATTAGACTTATTAGAAAATGGGAAACCTAACGGTAGAGTTTATATTCAAATACCTACTGATGAACGCAAATACTTTGAAGAGATGAGTATTGGCGCTGGTGTATGGAACTCTTTAGGATTAAAGCGAACTACGACTTCTACAGATGAAGAAGAGAATAAGCGTTTTGAATTATTAAGGGGCGAATACTTAGCGGGTAATAACAATCCAAAAGTCATAAGCGAATTACGCAAATTGGTAGTAAAAATGATGAACGATGGAAGAATACGCAAAACGCAAGGTGTAGAATTACTTATGGAACTCTCCATTTAAGATATTTAGCAAATATTTTGCTATACTTTTTAAAAAGTATATTTTTTTATAATGTATATTATATAATGAGGACATTAATTTTAAATTCAAGTAATATAGTTGAAGGAACTAACAATTCCGTCTTATCTTATGAATTTGCTGGTGGTAATATTAATTTAAGAAAAGGACAAAAAGTAGCATTAGCATCATTACAAATGTATTACTCTACTTTTAATATAACTCAAGCAAATAGAAATAATAGTTTTAGTTATGTTTGGGTTGATGGAACAACAAATGTAGTATTAATACCAGACGGATTTTATGAAATACCAGCATTAAACAATTATTTACATTTTGTTATGGTTCAAAATAAACATTATTTAGAAACTACTACTGGTGATTATGTTTATCTAATGACTTTAGGCATAAATCCAGTAAGATATTCTGTTGAATTAAATTGTTTTGGTATAAGTGTTGCTGTTGCTGCTGCGAATACTTGGACTTTACCAGCGGGGGCAACTTGGGTTTTACCTACAAATTTTATAGTTCCAGAATTGGTTGTCCCTCCTTCCGCAACAAGTAACTTTGGTTTGGTGATTGGTTTTGCTCCGGGCAATTTTCCTAATGCCGTTATAGCAGGCGTCCCTCCAGCGCAAACGCAAACTCCAGCATATACAACCGACCAGCAATTTTTATCTACAATTGTTCCCCAAGTTAGTCCATTAAGCAGTTTCATATTGACTTGTTCTTTAATAAATAATAACTACGCAGTTCCTAACAATTTAATTTATAGTTTTGCTCCCCAAGGAACTATAGGCGAGCAATTTACAATTGCCCCTAACCAACTTGTATTTATAGATGTTTTAGAAGCGCAATACAGTCGTTTCCAAGTTTCTTTCATAGACCAAAACTTTAGACCAGTTGCTATTCTTGACCCTAATATGATTATACAATTGATTATTAGCGAACCTACTGATAATTTAGGACTATAATTCCATCTTTGAAAAGATGGAGGCAAACTATTAATTAGGATTTATATAAATTTTTTTTTAAATGTTTAGTATATAGAATGCTAATTCACCATTTAAGAAAAACTACAAGTGGCGCCGGGGGCGGAATGAGTAAAGGTAATACATCTTGCGGAGGTAAGATTGTAGCAAAACCTCATAGAAGAGTTATGGGTAATGGTATTACAAATGAAGTATATGATACAGATTTAGGAGTAGTCAAACCATCAAGAGTGTTACAGAATGTAAAAGTTAAGCGAACAAATCCCCCTAAGAAATATATTACATTTGATTAAATACGGAAACCAAGGTTTCCGCAGACCTTCCTTTTAATAAACTTTAGCAAATATTTATATTTAGTATTTTAATTAAATTTAATTAATTAATTAAGCGTAAAATATAAATATTATTTTCTAAGAAGTATATACAAATGGATAGTATTGTATTCGAAGAAACCGTAAATAGCGAAGTCTCGTCAAGTGAATTTGTTGATAAACAATGGTTATATGTTAATGATAATAACAACGGCAGTTATTCATCTCAGGTTGTCCTTGATACAACCCCTTTAGCAAATTCTGGTTCTTATATTAACTGGAGTGAAGCATTTATTTTGATGCCCCTTGTTCTACAGATTGAAAGTGCTGCTGCTACTTTAACTGCTACTTCTTCTGCTGATTTTGTAGCAGCGATGAAGTCTGGTTACTGGAATATGCTCCACTCTATGTCAGTAGAGTTTAACAATGGAAATATTATACAGCAAGTTCCTTTTCTTAATGTTTTTTGCTCCTTTAAGAATATTACTTCTTGGTCTAAGGATGACCTTACTGATTGGGGGGCAGTATGCGGTTTTCGTCCAGATAGTTCTCGTAGTTGGGCGTATAATAATGCCGCAGCAGGTGCTAATCAACTTACGGGTTCTGGTCCAGGTCTTACAAATAACAGAAATTCTCCTTATGTTGCTATTCTTTTAACTGTAGGTGCTGATTTTGTTACTGGACCAGATATTACGCATATCTCAGCATTTAATGCTTCTACAAGAGCAACTCAATCATCAGCAGACCTTAGACAATGTTGGAATGAAGGTCTTTTTGAAAGACAAACTGATATTAACTATAGTCCTATTTTAACTGCTGATAATGCTTTTTCTTCAAATAAAGGTGCTTTAATGAGTGGTGCTAATTGCTCTCAAGTATTTAGAACTTTTTCTACTGCTGCTGCTAATATTCGTTGGTTTGCGATTGATGCCGTTATAAGACTTAAAGATATTGCTGACTTCTTCCAAAAGTGTCCTATGTTGAAAGGTTCTACTATGAGATTGTATTTGAATACTAACCAATGTTACTTCCAAGTTACTTCAACTGCCGCTCGTTATGCTGCTGCTACTGGTCTTTTGTTAAATCAACCTATTCTTGCTCTTACTGCCAGTCCAGTTATTCTTGGTGGAGGTGGAACTTGTCCAGTTATGTATGCTTCTAATGCTTTGGGTCAAGGTGGGGCGGGTATTACACCTTTACAAAGCGACGCTGCTGCTGCCGTTGTTGCTGTTGTTAATGTTTCAGTTTCTATTGTTAGAACTCAATTTAACCAAATGCCTACTCAAAATCTTTCTTGTCCTATTACTTCAGTTAGATTGTATGCTCCCGCTTATACTTTGTCTCCACTTAGCGAACAAAGACTTTTATCTCTTACACCTACTAAGCGAGTGGTTTATAATGATATTTTCCAATTTTCATTCCCTTCTCAATCAGTAAATTCTCCTTTTAATATTTTGGTGACAAATGGTATTCCTAATATTCGTTCAGTATTGGTTCTTCCTCTTTTACCTACTGCTTCTAATGGAGATGCCGGTGCTTTAAGAACTGCTTCTATTCTTTCTCCTTTTGCTTCCACTCCTTCATCTCCAGACCCTCTTATTATTCAAAATTTCCAAATCCAAGTGTCAGGTAAGAATTTGTTTATTAACCAACTTCAATACGATTATGAAACTTTTTACGAACAATTGGTTTCTGCTAATCAATTGAACGGGTCTCTTACTACATCACTCGCATCAGGTTTGGTGTCTAAAAGTGATTTCCAAAATCTATACAGATACTACTATGGTAATTGCTCTCGTTCTTTACCAAGTGAAGAAGGTGTTGCGAAGGCAATTCAAATTCAAGGAACTATTCTTTCCCCTATTGCTACTGCTGTTGATTTAATGGTTTTTGTTGAGTTTGAGCGAGAGGTGACTATTGATTTGAGAACTGGCGCTCGTATCTAAATATACCTTTGAAAAGGTATAACCAAACATTTTAATATATTTTGCTCCACTTTTTTAAAAATGGAAAAACTTAAAAATTATATAAATTTTCTATCTATTAAAGGTATTAAAAAACAATATGTATTTAGAATTATTTAGGCGTAAATTATAAATATTTTTTTCTAACTTATATTTATAACTATGGATAAAGTTGAAGTAGGAATAACTGGAATTTCAAAACCGCAAATGCGAAAATTAACTAAAGGAGGTGCTATTAATGTTAAACCTCATAATATAGTCAGTCCGGATGATGCCCCTTATAGAATTAAAATGGGAAGAGGTAAAGCGAAGAAAATGATGGGTAGTTTTGGAAAAGGCAAAGGATATAGACTTGCTGTTTTACCTAACGAAGAGGTTGTTATGATTGAAGGTGGAAAAGTAAAATCTTCTGCTGAGATTAATAAAGCAATTAGAAGTGCCAGCAAAAAGGCAGTTAAGGGATATTTAGGTGGAGTTCAAGAAGGTATTGATGGAACTAATTATGTTGCGGGTGTTACTAAACGAGGGTTTAATAGAGAAATTAGGGATAGTGGCGTGGGTAAGCAAATGGCGAAAGATTTAATTGATATTGGAGCAACAATGGTCTTACCAGCGGCAACTGGTATTCTTGGAGAGGCGATTTTACCAGGTCCTTTAGGAGCAGCATTAGGTTCTACAACTGGGGCAATAGCGGGAAAATACATTAGCGAAGCAGCAGAGCGAAAAGGTTACGGCGTATATAAGAAATTATCTAAAGCAGGTATTTCTAAAAAGATGGTTAAATCCGCAGGAAAAGCATTACTTAAGGAAGCGGCGAAAGTTGGAGGTGACGCTTTGACAGCATATACTGGAAATCCTATGGCGGGTGCTGCCTTTGAGAAAGTTGCTGTTACTGCCGGCAATAAAGCAATTGATACATCTTCGGTTAAGAAAACTGTTAAATCTTTAGGTCCAGAAGCAAAACAACTTGCTATTGAATTGATAGATGATTATGCTGATGAAAACCTTTCTGGTGTTGAGAGACGAACAGTTGAAAAAGCATTAGCAGGAAAATATCCTTCCGCAAAAGATTTAATTTATGACTATGGAAATTCTAAGTTGGAACAATTAAACGAAGTTGGTTACGATTATCAACCAGTTATTAATATGTCTGGGTATGGTATTCCAAGACGAGTTAGAGGTGGATTGCGAATGGGCGGTGCTATGCCTTATAAAACTCCTCCCTATACTCAAGCGATGCGAGGTATTAGAAGCGGTGGTTCTATGGAAGGTTTTAAAGTTGCTGATAGTAGAATGGTTACATCTGCTCCAGATTTAGGTCTTCCCATTCAAACTGGAAGTCCATTTCAACGAATTAATAGTCCCGCTATGTCTCCTTTTATTGCTGGAAGTCCCCAACTAACGGGTTTTAGAGATAATGGTATGATGAGAATGGGCGGAAGAGCATATCCAGGAGCATATGGAGGAGGGTCTATATATCCCGCTGGAAGAATGGGGGGGTCGTTTGTTCCGTCGGGATAAGTATGTTCTATGCTGGTTAAATATATATTAAAATAATTTAAAGATATTATAATATATAATATATTAAATAAAATGGACGAATATTTTGATTTAATTGGATATGAAGGATTATATAAGATTACGAAAGGTGGAGATATTTTTGGTTGTAAAAGCAAAAAAATACTTAAATATTGTATTGATAAAGATGGTTATTTAGTATTAGAAATACGAAAAGATAATAAACCAAAAAAAATTGGAAAACATAGACTTTTAGCATTACAATTTATACCTAATGATGACCCTATTAATAAAATACAAGTAGACCATATTGATAGAAATAAAAGCAATAATAGTTTAGAGAATTTAAGATGGGTTACTCCATCTCAAAATATGAGAAATAAAGATAGATATGGTATAGTTAGAGAATATGTTAGAAAAAATAATCAATCTAATTTTTTTCAAGCATCAGTTCATTACTACGACCAAAATGGAAACCAAATTAGACTTAGAAAAAAAAATAATGATAAAGAAAAAGTTGAAAAATGGTTAGAAGAAACAAAATTATTATATCCAGTTATAGTATGAACTTTAATAGAATTGATGAGGCATATTTACAAAGACTTATTGATGATTTACAACAAGATTACAATAACTTATTTAACTCATTAAAAAACGGAACTAACGAAAAAGAAAAAACTAAACTCAAAAATAAAAAAGTAGATAGACATACTAAACTTCTATCTAATATAATGAATTCTTCCTTACAATTAAAACAACTTTTAGAAGAAGTTAAAAAAATAAAGTAAATATTGGAACCAAGGTTCCAGTAAAACCTCCTTTTTGCTATACTTTTCTTAAAAGTATATAAAGATATTATTATATGTATGTATAGAATGGAAACTGAAATTTATAAAAAGCAAAAAAAGAAAGAGTATGACAAAAAACGATATGACAAAAATATTTTAAAAGAAAGAGAGAGATGTAGAAATTATTACCATAATAATAAAGAAAAAGAAAACCAGCGTAGTAAGTCTTATTACTATAAAAATATTGAAAAAGAATTAGAGCGTAAAAGACTGTATAGAGAAAAAATGAAATTATTGAAAGAAAATATAGACCTTTTTAAAAGAAAATAGATATAAATTTAGGAAAAACCAGATATTTAATATATTGCGATTATTATAATATAGAGATTTAAGTATCTAATATATTATAATGAAAAGTATTTCAAAATTAGACAGAGCATATGCGAATATGGGAAATATTAATGAAACTCTATATAAACCTATTATTGGAAAAATATATGGAACTGTATTTAAAACTACTTATAAATATAGTAGAATTGATTTTATTGGTGAAAACTATTGCGGAGAATTAAAGAGTAGAAATTGTAATTATGATACTTATGATGAAACTATGATTGGATATAATAAAATAACTGAAGGATTTAATAAATTGAATTTCTATAAACAAGGAAACTCTAATTATAAAATGTATTTTTGGTTTGCTTTTAAAGAAGGTTTGTATGTTTGGGAATTAAATGAAGAAAACTATGAATTAAATGGTGGTGATAGTAAAAAGAGAATGAGTGGAACTAATAATAGAGGTTATAATGATTATAAAGAACATTACTTTATTAAAAAAGAATTACTAACAAAGATAGATGATACGCCGGTTTGGATTGACCCTATAGTTGAAGAAAATACAGAACAAAAAGAAAAAACCAAAAAAAAAGAAACTTTTAATAAAACTGAAGGTGTTTGTTTATTGAAATTTAAGAAATAAAAAATTGAAAATAAAAAATTGAAATACTTTTTGTTAGTTTATAATAGTTATATAACCCCTTAAAATTCAGTTAATTAATTATAAATAATAATGGAACACTATAAAACACTTGACGAATGTATTCCGGATGGAAAAGATTTTCAAAATTGGATTATGAGAACTCATTTAAAAATTCACCCCAAAATTATTGAATATTATAATAAAATCAAGTTATGCGAAGAAGAAGAAGACGAAGACGAAATACAACCTCATTGTTTTATATGTTTTAATATGAATATGAACCTCAATGTAAATTGCTTCAACTGTAATAAAATATATTGTAAATCTCATTCATATTGTATTTTAGGTAATGATGATATGCCGTATTGTAGTAAAGAATGTTTTCTGTATTAAATTGAAATACTTTTTGTTAGTTTATAATAGTTATATAACCCATTATTTTTTCTATGTAATGTATATGCTTACTAACTTTGATTTAGAGGATTATGCCGAAAAAGAAGACTATGATTTAATTGGTGTTTTTAGTAAAAATATGATGCCTAAGGAAAGAGTTGCGGGTTCATATATAATTAACTTACAAGATTACGAGGATGGAGGAGGAACCCATTGGGTAGTATGTAAGATTTTTGATAATAAAAAATGTTGCTACTTCGATAGTTTTGGAATGCCAATGCCTACTAATGTTAATAAGTTTTTGATGCCATTTAAACCTATTGCTCAAAGTAATAGACATATTCAAGATATAAAAAGCGATAAATGCGGATATTTTTGCTTAGCGTTTATTAAACATTTTAATAATTTTAATACAAAAAAAGATAATGTTTATGAAGCATTTGATGACTGGTTAAACTGCTTTTCTATTAATGAAAAAACAAATGATAAAATAGTTATGGAATTACTTAAGAAATACTAATACGGGAACCAAGGTTCCCGCAGACCCTCCTTTAGAAATATTTGGTTATACCTTTTTAAAGGTATAGCAAAAATACTTATTAGTATAAAACAATATAAAAATATCTAATTATTAGATATAGTTATGGAAACAGCAATTAATAATGAGTTTTGCTCTACTTTTGAAAAAGTAGAAAAAAAGTCCAGTTATACTCCCGCTGCTAAAAAGGCAATTGATAAGTATAGAAATAAGAATGTTGAAAAGTATAATGAACTACAAAGAGCATACTATAATGAAGCAAAACAAAATGAAGAATGGAAGGCAAAGTTTAATGAACGGTGTAAAGAGAATAACCGAATTTATAGAGAAAAAAAACGATTAGAAAACCCTCCAAAACCTAAGGGGCGTCCAAGAAAACCTATACCGCAAGTTTTTATTAATACTATTTAATTTTCTTTAGGTTATTCTTTGCTTCAACAAGTTTAGGTTCAATATAGTCAATCTCTTCTTCTTCTTCGCTTTCATACTCACTATCAGTATTATCTTTTTCGCTTTCATAATATTCTGTTCGTTCTACCATATTTTCTTCAAGAGTATTATTATCTATAGTAACTAATTCTATAATAGTTTGATAATTATGGTTCTTTACCCATTCTATATCTGTATAATTATTATATACTTGAATTGCTATTTTATCTGTATAATACTTTCCCCAATAAACCGCTACACTATCTTTATACTTTTTAGTTTTCATTCTATATATACAATTTGGTATAATTTCACTACTAAATATTTTATCATAATAACCTAAAAGATAGTTTAACTCTTTAAAAGTTAATATAGAATAATTTTTATTATCATCTCTATACATTCTATAAAGTTTTTCAAATAAATTTTTTTTAAACTGTTTTATTAACTCGGCGTCTGGGTGACGGGGTCTGTAGGATAAAATATGGTTAATAAGTTCTATAGGAATAAATTCAGCGAGCGATGTCATCTTACTAATATATAAGATATTATATTAATGAAATATATTTCAATTTTATTTTTTAATTAAAATTGAATTATTTTGATATAAAGATAATAGAATATAATTATATAATATTATGAATAAAACAACCAAAAAACAATCTCAAGAGAATATAAGTATGACTAAGAATAAAAAAACAAAGAAGACTGATTTAGAAAAAGCATTAGAATATTATAATGTTAAAGGTAAGAACTTTACTACTATAGCAAATGCTATTGAGTTTAAGAACCCAGTTACTACAATTAGAAGAAGAGATGGAACAAAAGAAACAAAAAAAGTTAAACAAGATAACGACCCAAACTCTTACTATGCTAATAGGGTAAAAGAAGCAGCAATTAAAAAGTGGAAGAATGATACTCAAGAATATTATGGAACTTATAATATGTTTTATAAAGTTTTTAATACAAAAACAAGAAAGATGGAAGATGTTGTAACAAAACTTACAGCAAGAGGAACAAGAGATACTATATTACTTAATGCTTTTAACGAATATAACTCAAGAGTTAAGAGGTATATGGAGGACTATCCAGAAAATGATAGTTATTCTTTTAGTAATGAACCAGTTTCATTAATACCTATTACATCAGGCGAAGGAATTATTATTGAAAATCAAAGAGTAGAAAGTTCTGTATCGGGAGGACAACGAATAATTGGTAAAAGAGGTATAAAACGAAATATGAAAATGAAAGACGCCTTTTCATTCTTTAAGTTTGGAGATGATAAACAAGAATGGAATAGTAATGAAGGAAAGTGCGTTTTTGATTATTTAATATGGAAGTATAAAGATATGTCAGGATTTACAAAAGTATTAGGTAAGGGTAAAGAAAAAGCAGAAGAATTTTTAAATAATTTGTTTAAAGATGATAATATTGAAGAACAAAATCCCATTACTCAAGGTGTATCTATTTGTCAGTTAGAAAAATTTTGCGATAAGTTCAATATTAATATGTATGCTTTTGATAAAAGCGATTGGTTAATACAATACTATCGGTGTAAGAAGACAGTTCATAATTCTTTTAAAGAAAAAAAAACCGGAGGAGGAGGTAAAACGCCTTTAGTATTTGTAGTATATGATAATCATTTCTATCCAGTTGAAGATAAAAAAGAACGAGAAAGTAAAACTAAACGAGCATATTGCGATGGAAATGGATTTGCGTCTAATAGTATTGAAGCATATGAAAGTAAAAAAGAAGTTAAACAACGAAAAGTTATTGCTCCATCAAAAGAAGAATTTGAAGATATGAAAAAAGATAAATTAGATTATTTATCAGTCCAAAACAAATGGGCATTAGATTACTTTAAACAAAATGAAGGAAAACTACCATTTCCTATTGATGCGAGAAATATATATGTTAATGAAGCAACTATAGAAAGAATATTATATGATGATAAGGTATTACTTACTAAACCTATTAATAAATATGTAAAACGATTTTATGAAGAAATGGGGTTAGAATATCAAGGTGAAAGCAAATTGTCTGTTACTGATTATATATGGGAATTAATGTATCCGTTTAAGTTTCATAAGGCAGACTTCTTATCTCGTCCTAACCAGCAAGTATTAGATGCTTTAAACGCTGAAAAAGTTAAGTGGAGAACTCATCTTGGTAAAATACAAGGTTATATAGAACCAGAAACTATAAGAAATATGTTAAAAGATGGTAAAGCAATAGCAGTAGATATTACCAAATGTTATTGCGACGCTATATATAATCAAAAAGATAAGTTTATAGTTTTCAAAGGAAAAGAGATTGTTGAAGAATATGATGGAAAACCTCTTACATTAGGATTATACTTTGTTGAAACCGATGATATGACTTTATTACATCAGTCTAATTGGTATAGCAGAACTATTATAGAATTAGCAATAAGAGAAGGAATAGAACTTAATATTACAAGACAGATTAGATGCGTTGATGAAAATTGGTATTGGGAAAAAGTTATAAATGATACTGAAGGTAATGAAGTATCTAAAATATCTTTGAATAATAGCAATTTATTTAAAAACTGGTGCGATACTGTTATTGAACTAACAAATCAAGACGAAGACTATTCTTTAACTAAAGATGTTATTAATTCTCTTACTGGATACTTAGGTAAAACTTTTAGCAAAACAAAAGAAGTTGGTTTAGCAAAGAACTTAGAAGAATTATGGACGGATTGGTTAATTCCAGATACTCAAGAATTTCCAAATGTAGATATATATCTTAATACAATTGAAAGTGGAAATGATAAGGTTTATTTGTATGGAACTGAAAAGATGACTAAAAACTTATCAAATGGATTACCTATGTATATACAATTATTAGATTGGAGTAATGAAGCATTATATAACCTTTGTAAAGATGTTGGTGGAGAAATTGTTTATAGAAAAACAGATTGTATAGTATCAGTTGGAGGTAAAATACCTACAGATAAGTTAGAAAAAGATATATGTTGTTATACTGAACGATTTGGTAAGTATCATCAAGAAGATATTGAAAAAGCATTACACTTTAACTTTGAGTTAGATATGAATAATGATAGAAAAGTTAAAACTCCAGTTTTAGATGGAGAATGGATTGATTATACTGAATTTAAAAGTAGTGATGACTGGGAGGCAATTATAAAAACAGCAAAAGAAAAAGGAGGTATGTATATATCAGGAAGAGCAGGAACAGGTAAAACTTTTATTATTCATAAAGGTATTGAAGAAAAACTATTACCAGAAGAACCAGCAACAAGATTAGCATATACTAACAGAGCAGCAAGAAATATAAAAGGAATGACTATTAATAGTGCTTTGAAGATTAATATAAACAGTAATACAAATCTTAAAACATTAGAGAGTTTAAAAAAGTATGATAATTTTATTATTGATGAAATAAGTATGATTAATGGAGAATTTTGGAATTATCTTATGTTATTAAAAACAATTACAAAAGCAACTTTTATATTATTAGGAGATTACCGACAATGCCCTCCTATTGAAAATGGAGTTGAAGTTGATTACTTTAACCACCCTTATATTAAAAGATTAGTAAATTATAATAGATGCGAACTTGTTGAACCTCAACGATACGATATGAAACTATGGAAATGGTTAGAAGAGTTTTATGAATATGATTATCCTAACGAAGATATTAAGAAAAAAAAACTGAGTATTAATGATATCGTATATAGAAAAAATATTTGTTACTTAAATAAGACAAGACGAGATATTAATAATTTATGTATGGATTACTTTAATAAAACAAAAACATTTGTAGTTTTAAGTGTTCCGGAAAAGTGTAGTAATGATAAAGCAGATATGGCGTTTATATATGTTGGGTTGCCAGTAATGGCAGTTGTTAAAAATAGTAAATTAGGTATTATGAATAGTGAAGAGTTTATTGTTAAAGAATTTTCATCAAGTGAAAGTAATATGACCCTGTATAGAGAAGAAGACCCAGATGGAGAACTATTTGTAATTGAGTTTAAAGAGTTTCATAAAATGTTTGTAGTTAATTACGCAGCAACCGCTCATAAAAGTCAAGGAGCAACTATAACAAAAGATATTAACATATTTGATTGGTATAGAATGTTAGATAATAAAAGAATAGGATATACTGCTGTATCAAGAGCGAAAAGTTGCGAACAAGTGACAATATGTATAGACT